TCTGGTCTTATATTATGAAAATATCTTTTCTCTTTCCATCCCTCGAACATAATACCATATTTTAGTGTGGCGTCTGTTTCTTTTATAATTTCTTCCCAACCAATATCACAGTAATCCATAAATTCTTTCCAGTGGTCTGTTGATCCTTCGCCAACACCTATAATACCAATCTTATCTGATTTTATGATTTTAATATCTAATCTAGGAAACTTTTTCTTTAGAATCAAAGCAGTTGTTAGACCTGCTGTGCCAGCTCCTACAATTGTTATACTATTTAATATGTTCATCTAATTCACTTAATTTTATATATGTTAAATTCTTACACATTTTCCATTCATTTAGTTTTTGACTTGCCTTACCCTCTTTAGGATTTACTTTAAAAAATTTAACATCTGGATAGTCATTAAACAATGTTAACCACTGTTGTATCCATTGATTAGGTGGTACTGGTTTCGCCTCAGGCACTTTGTAGTATAAAGACCCTTTATACATGTTATTAACACTGTCCGTTTCGCTTACCAAGTCCTGGCCTATTAAATAAACATGTGTAGGGTTTAATGTTTTACATGCTACAAAACCACTCATAGAACCACTTGCCCAGCCTATATCAATACCATTAGGCATTATACTATTTAAATCATTAACTTTATCTTCCTCAATCCAACTTATTTTACATACACTCTGATTAACATTCTTTTTGTAAGTTGTTTTATCTTCTCTCATAATGGTAACTTCACCTGCCATATTAGAGCCGTGCATAACAAACTCTTGTGATTCACCTCTTTCATTCTGATATACTTTATCAAATTGGCCTTCTACCAAAGGTTCATACATCATGCCTGGTAATTTATTCCAATCTCTGAACCAACATTCATTTTTTAAAGCATAACCATTATGGTATATTTCGTGCATTATTCCATGGTCTACAGATATTAAAACATCTGGTGTAAAATCTCGGTATATAGCATTGCAACCAAAGACTTTACCCTTTGGTTTTAAAGTATTTAAATCTAGCCCTTTTCGACTTTCACCATTACCTATTAAAAAAGCATTTGTCATAAGTTGTATATATTATATTTTTTATATTTTTCCATTCTTCTATTGGATTGTTTATCTTTGATGGTTCTGTTGATTTATTTACCTTAAAAAATTTTGTATTAGGATTTAATTCATATAATTTTTTCCATTGAATTATCCAGTTTTGACTTGGTATAGGACTATTGGTTTTAGGAACATAATTTTCTGTGCCTGCATATAGATTGTTTACTTTTTTAGAATTACTTTTAAAATCCATACCAATCATATATATTTCATCCGGTTTTTCTTGTAAACATGCAATCATACCAGCTGTAGAACCTGAAGACCAACCGTTATCTTTACCGTTTTCCATAACATCTTCCAATGTTTTTGCTTTATCTTCTTTGATCCAAGATATACATAAATTAAGTATTTTAGATTTTTGAAAGAAGTTCTTATCTAAGTTAATGGTATCAAAATTAGTTAAATCCTTATTTAATTGTCTTAACACATTTTGTATTGGTGTACCATGACATGTAAAATATTCACTATTACCTCTTTCATTTTCTTTTACATTTTTAAAATATTTTTTAATCTTTTTAAATTCTTCATTTGTAATTTTTGAATTTGCACCAAAGAAATGATGTCTATATAAATCTTTTCTTATATGTCTCCAGTTTCTAAACCAACACTCATTATTAAAAGCATAACCACTATGATATATTTCGTGCATTATTCCATGATCTACTGCTACCAATACATCTGGTGTAAAATCTCTATATAAGGCATTGCACCCATATATTTTACCATGAGCTCTTAGTTTTTCTAAATCAAAATCTTTGCGACTTTCACCATTGCCTATAATAAATGCTCGTTTCATTAATTAAACCAACTATTAACTATACCTACTGCATAGATAGCCACACTTATTGCATTTAAAACTATTAATGCTCTATCATGCCACAGTAAACCAACTATCAACCATCCTATCATTCCTACAATAGCAGGATATAAGTTCCAAGGGTGTACATTAGCTGACGTTAAGACCATAGCAATAATTAAACATATACTACTAACCCATTTTATATACCAGGATAAATCACCTCTCGGAGTTACCTTTTTATATACTCTACTACTATTTAATTGTTTAATTTTATCGTCTAGTTTTTCTTTAATAGGTTCAATTGCCACTTACAAATACCTCTTTCATAATCATTCTTGTTTCCATTTCGTTATACTTTACAAAATTTGTGTACTTCTTTATTTTGTTATGTATAGATGGCCAAATTACTTTTTCACCAATGTGTTTATCCCAACCTTTACAATATCTAATAGCCTTTTCAAATACGACAGCAGTTTCATATGTAATTTTTTTTGATAACAATAATCCCAAAAATCTAGGATGCTGACCCTTAGCCACACTAAAACCGTCATCAAAAGAAAGACCACGAGCATTAAAGTTATTATAAACCAATAAACAATCTCGTTTAAAATGATAGGCAAATGCTTCATTATATTTCTTCCAAGCCATGTAAACATCTTTACCATCATTTTGCATAAGATTTCCCACCCACTTTTTACTGTCTGCCAAAAAGTTTGCGATAAAGAAACCCAAAATTTCTTCTTCGTTATATTGTTTACTAAGTTTGTGAAAAAAGTATCTATCATTTCTTTTTGTAAAAGTTTCTAGCTTAGAATTAATCTTACCCTCATATTTATGGTAATCATATTTATCGGTTGTAAAATGAAGTTTAAGAGCAAGGTACTTTTTATATACTGCAAAGCCGTCATACATATTATACCCCTGGCAATTTACCTTGTTTAGGTAAAAAGTTTAAATCTTGTGCTTCTATTGAGATTTTACTTTTTAAGTTCTTAGATACGATTGGTTTGATTGTAGATAGATCAATCTCATTCTCATCACAATACCATATTATAGCATCCATGTAAGTAATCTTTTTTTCTTTAACTATCTTCTCTATTGTATTATAAAATTCTTTTGAGTTCATATCATTAATATATCATACTTTCACTAAAAGGTCAAGCTCTATATGTTTTCACCGTTAAGTAAATTACCATTCATTCTCATATCAAATGTAACAAACAATATACACTTGCTTGGATCTGTTGGTGTTTCTGCTACTGCAATTGTTTGGAATTTATCATTTATATAATATTTTATAGCAAATAAGATTTCACCGTCTTCATTAGCATTCTCTTTACCAAAACTTATATTGATAGCTACAAATTTATTATCTTCGATATACTTATCAACTGTTGCTGGTAAACCACATAACATTGGCATATTCATAGTAAAAAAATCATAGTCTTCAATATCAGCATAACTGATTGTAGACCATAATAGTGTCAGTGCGATTAAGATTTTTTTTATCATTAGCCCCTTTATGATAAAATGTGGGCTGTTAGTCTTCTTGCTTGATTTTATCTTTGTTTTTTTCTTGGTAATATTTATAAAAATCAGTAATGGACTCAACTAATTTACCATCATAATCTTTTCTTTCTCTTACCATGGCCTGTGCTGTACCATCTTCACAAGCAATAAGGATAACGATTTGATCTATGCTTTTACCGTAATGCTCTTCATACATTTTTGCATAAGCAGTTGTTTGTATAAAGTAGTTTTCACACCAAGCTTCTTGTCGTTCTTTATTGGCTGTTTTAAAATCAATTACAGACAACTTGCCATTGTATTCACCAATGCAATCTACTTGACCTGCTAATTTTAATTTTTTACTACACATAATTGTTTCAAGCATGTGTATATTGTTAATCTGATCTACATAAGGTTTTAATAGTTTGAATAATCCTAATGGCAATACACCTCTCACTGTAGGAGTTTCGCCTTTCATATATTGTTCAACTAATGTATGAGCACCTTTACCTCTACGAGCAGCTCTAGCCATTTCATAATTGGCAACTTCTTCACCAATATTAGCTCGCCATTTCTGGATGCCTTCTTTTGATCTAATAGATAATACGGAAGTTACAGACGGATAATGTTCACCATCAACTTCATAAAATCTTGTTCCGTCTATATTCTTACCTTTTGTTTTAGGTAATTCTACGCTACTGTCTAATTCGACAAATTTAAATTTATTGTTCATAATATCTCCAATATAACATGATTTAACATAATTGTCAAGCCTTTATGTAGACCTATAATCCATATAGTGAGAGTTTATCTTTTCAGGATCACTTCTAAGAGCGTCCCGTTTACTCTTTCAGTTAGGATCGTAAGTTTCGTATTTGGTTTTACCGTTATCATCACGGTAAGCTCTTAAAATTTGTTTACGATTTTCGCCATCTGATCTATACGAACAATGTATCCACCCACTATTAGGTTCACCAATATTGTGGTACTCCAAAATCAACTGGTCAAAATCCAGGTTTTCTGCAATGTATTTACATAATTCAGCGTTACTCAATCCATACACCTCGAAATCGGCCGCCTGGCCCTTAGCGTGCTGTGAATTGACACTTGAGCCTATGGCTACACACAATTCAGGACTACGATACCCACTAGATACAGAAACAACTTTACCATAATGGTCTCTAACTTTTTGTAGTATGTTCTCGCACAGTTCTTTTAAATTATTCATATGGTCTTCACTAGGGTTATTACTAATACCCTTACGTTCAGCTGTTTGTGAAGCTGTCATTTCTTTTAATGAAAAATTGTTTGATAATTTCATTTTATCCTCTTGTTAATTTTAATATTTTATCAATTTGAGCTTTAATAATAGGACCTCTATTAGGCCAATGTATGTAAGGCTCGTTACTCTTACTTAAATTGTATAAAAATGGTAATATAACCTTTTCTATATCTTTAAACTTTTTTTGTACATCAGCACTTTGTACTTCTTGTGTAATAGTTTCTTTTTCAGCAACTATTTGCATAATTTCATTCATCATACTTTTGATTGATGATACGTCTGATTTGACTTTACTTATTTCTAAGTTTGAATTTTCAACTAATTTAGGGTCAATTGTTGGCTGAGTATCAGTTGCTGGCTTTGAAGACACGGATGTAAATCCAAAATCTTCGCTTAGGTCAAAGCCTCGCATATAATCTGGTATATCGTTTGCCATTATTCTTATCCTTTTTTTCTATCTGCTATTCTTTTTTTGTTTTTTATTAATGCTTGCTCTGTTTTAATTTGTTTGATACTTTTTTTACCATACCTTTGAGCAAGTTGTGAAGTAGGGTGTGCCTCTGCAATTCGGGACATGTTTTCTTTCCAACCTTGATCTGAACCATATGAGATACCTTGTACTCCCCCTACAATATTTATAGCGGTTATAACTTGTTTGATGTTCTTATTTTTAGCTAGATATTCTTCCATTTCAGCTATGGTCATCATATCAGTATGTTGTTTACCTGATCTTTTATTTTCAAATGTGTATAGTGGCATTATTTAAAGTTCCTATCTTCGTTTTCTCTCGCTTTCAGCAATATATATAATGTAATTATTGTTACAATAATCCCTAAAGGTAATAGTCCTATCATAATTGCCAGTTATCAGCCATTTCAGTTAATTCTTTATTTCTTAGACCATCCCTCAAAATCTTTTCTTCATCAAAGGTAAATGGTCTTATCATATTTAGACCTTTACTTAATCTCTCTTTTTTCTGCCTTTTAGATTCTTTCAAAGAAGCTTCTAAATGTTCTTCATCTTTTTTCATTATAAGTTCTCTATTGCTGAAAGTTTATCTTTAGCTTCTGCTAATATAGCAGTTTTCTTTTCTGCTGTATCAACAAAATCAATGTGTTCAGCAACACCCTTAGGGTCTGCTAAAAAGGTTCTTAAATCTGCTTCAGCAACAGCAATATCACCTTTCAGTTTTCTAATTAACGCTTCTCTTATCATACTCTTACCTTTTCTCTTTTAAAACTGCCTTTACCTTTTTTAGGTTTAACAATTTGTGATTTATATTTTGAAGTTCTAACCTCTTTTGCGATAGGGTTGGTTTTAAATATCCTATCAAAATTTTCTTCGTAAGCTTTATTACTAGGCCTACTTCTACCGTCCCATTTACCTGGCATTGATACCCTCTGTATACCACTTAGGTGGTTTAGCTGGTGCTTTCCAACTAGCAAATGATTGTTTTTTTTCTATATAATATTTTCTGTAAGAACCAATAACGTCACCAGGTATTTTACATTCGTCTGGCATTGCTGGTGTTGGATCTCTACCAATTTTATTTACTGGTATGTTTTTAGGTGGGTGTTTTAATATTTCACCTAATTTCTGTATTGTCATGTGGTCTTTTGTATGACCATAACGCAATTTAAATTCTTCATTCAAAGCAATCATGTGGTTATATAGCCAACTGTAATGAAAAACATTTTCCATAATCCATAACGTACTAGGGTGTTTAACATGACCTGCTAAATATAAAATTTTATCTAAATTAGGATTAGGGTGTGTCCATCTTTTAATATTACGGCCAGTTTTAGTTTTACCATAGTATTCTTTACCATCTAATAACCTGTGTGCTGTGGATAACATCTGTGCTGATTCAACAATCATTTTTACAACATGTTTATCTATCAACATTTTAGCTGATATGATAGGATCTTTATGTACATAAAAAATGTTCATTAGTGTATTAACTTTCTAGCAACATAATCTTTTAAATTGTACTTGTCTGCTAATTCTATCATTTTATTATACCACAATGATTTAAATTCATCATTCATAGCATTCTTACACGCTTCAGCTAAAAGGTGTAATCTTTTAATCTCAATAGGCATTGCTGCTTTTACATCATATATCATAATATCTCCATACTATCATCATTTTTACTTTTTGTCAAGCTTTATTTTACTATCATTTAGTATTGATTTTGTTATAGGTTTTGACACAATATCGCCTGGTTTAACAGGTATTGGTCCTATACTGAATAATGTAGCACCAAAGCAACCAGGTAACAGAATCAACAGCAATAATAGAATACTAACTCTTATCGTTCCAATCATATATTTGATCTAATTTCAATTTAATTTCATCTGGTGACATATCTTTAAAATCACCCATTGTAGCCACCATTTTTTTATAATCTCTTTGTTTCTTACCTAGTTTTTTTAATCTCTTTTGTTGTCTATTTAATTTATCTGTAAGGTTTATTTCTTTTTGCAATTTAGCAGATTTTCTAGCCATTCTCCATTGTCTTAATGATATGTTAGCAGCTATCAATAAAAGTACAGCTAAAGGGTCAAATACAAATATTAATATCAATATGACAATACGAACAGCCTTATCAAAATTATCTTCGGCGTTCTCACCATAAATTAACTCTGCAACATATTTGATTGGTCCTACTTCGGCCTCTATCTTATCTTGTTCCAATGATAGACTCGCTTTATTGTTTGTTAATTCTGCAATCTTATCACTAGCATTATTGATTGCTGTATTTAAGGCGTTTCTTTCGTCTTCTTGTTTCTTTCGTTCTTTTAAACCTCTAGTTACAAATTCTTTTTCTATATAAACTTCTAATGCCTTATCTAATTGATCTAAGGTCTTTTGTGCTCTATCAATAATCTTTTGTTGTTGTACAATCTGATTATCTATAAGTTCTATTTTAATGTTATTACCAGAAGTAGGTTTGACTTGGTCAAGGTGTGCCTTTGATAAGAAACCAAAGATACCCATTGAGGTTATGAATATTAATACTATTATGGCACCAAATAGATACCCTTTTAGCAAGCGTGGTACATCAGCGTTCCAGTTATTGTATAACCAACTGGCGGCTACAAGTTTACCAACTTCTAAAGCACTACCCATAGCAATAATAGGTAATACTGCACCTGCGAATAAAGTTGCTAGTCCAATAATAGAATAGCCAGCTGCAATTACAGATATACTGATAGCTGATAAAAAAGTTAAAATAGTTAAAAACATAGTGTAATATTATTTAGGACTTTTTTTCTAACATGATGGTATAACCTAGTACATCTTCGTAACCATTTGCTAACTTAAATATATCTTCTTTTATAAGCAAAACTTTAAAAAAAGGATCACTTAAATTTATTAAATCTTTTATATTTAATTTTGGTGGCGAAGCTGTTTTAGTATCTACACCATTTGTATTACTTGATATTATAATAATTTTACCACCATAGTCTAAAGCATTATAAACTTTAGGAAAAAATGTAAACATTAAATCAGGATTACCGTGTAAACAACCTCTATCATAAATTAGATTATATCTTTCATTAGGTATATCTGTGTCTATATCACCTACAACATATTTAATATCACTATCTTTATTGTTTTTCTTACATAGTTCTATAGATGTTGGCGACATATCTAATCCTGTAACATCAAAATTATTTTGATAAAAGAATTTTAAATCATGTCCTAAACCACAACCAAGTTCTAATACTTTACCTGGTTTAATATTATAATCCTTTATTAAATTCTCTAATATAGGTTCGTGTGTTTCTATATCCCATGGAAAGGCATTCTTACCATCTACAGATACAAAATTAATCTTTTGTTGATAGATTTTTTCCCAATGGTTTTCCTTATCAATAATCATATTCATTCCTTAATTTATTGATTATACTTATAATCTTACCAAAGTAATTTTTATCTGAAGCATAAGCTTCTAGTGTACTTAATAATTTCAAAGGATCCTGAACGCCATTATCTCTTAATTTTCTATATTCTGCAAAGGCAAAACCCTCATTTAATACATCAATATATCTTTTGACACTATCACACTCATGTTGGAATACTTCTACTCCCCACTTCTTAGGTTTATCTTTCCAAGGCAACATATGTGGTTTTCGTAAATCGTATGTTCTTATACCAAACAAGTTCTTACCTTCTTTAGCAAATCTACTTGTACCCCAACCTGATTCTAATACAGCCTGTGCTAATAATAACTCATAGTTAACTTCAGCCATGTCGCCATGGTAATAAACATATGTTACACATTGAGATAAATTATCTAAAAACTGTTGTTGATTTTCATGTTCAAAATCAGGTAGTTTAGGAATAAGAGCTTCAATTCTTGCTTCGCCATTCACTTTATAACCATACCATGTTAGTGAAAAAAAGGCTACAACAAGACAAAATGCAAATGTTCTAAATGTAGTTCTTAAAGTTTTCATTATTGTTTGCTCACTATATACTCGTAAAAGTATGTTGGTTCTTTGTTCTCGTCCATTTCTAACGCTTCAGGATTCTTAACTGCCTTTACTTTCCTTTGAAAGAAAGTTAAACAATTGTGGTTTCTAAACTCGCTCATCTTTTTGAAAATTTTAGTTGATTGTCTTTGTGAAAAATTATTCAATACATCTTCCTGAAAGTTACCCTCATAATAGATTTCTTTTGTACCAGATTTTTTTAACCATAATACTTCATTTACTTTCTCAATACTATCTAGGATTACAGGTTTAAGGAACGGATCTTTAAACTTCTTTAGTTTCTTTTCTTTTTTCATAATATATCTTTCTCATTATAGGTCAAGCCCTATTCGGTTTAGTTTCGGCCTAAAACTGTAAAACAGTTTGTTGTGATTACCGGTATCACCTAAGTTGGCCATTTGGTATAGGTGCACCATTTCGTGTCCAAGTGTGTCCACGAATTCTTGTTTGTTGTAATAAGTAGGTAACATTTCCAACCAATATTGTAATGTACCTTTTCTTTTCCACGACCATGCAATTACTTGACCTAAACAGCCAATATGCTTTTCTCTATCTCTATAAATTTTTTTAATTAGTATTTCGTTAAAAGGTGATAACTGATTTTTAAATACAGCTTTATTAATAATTTTAAAATACTTTTTGATGTCTTTATATGTAGTTCTATATTTTCTACGGCTAGACAGCTCTCTCTTTAGGGTCTTTTTTATCACTTGATTTGAATTTCTTTTTGACAATTTTTGCATAACTTGTTTTTCTCCCTAATACTACTAATTACAGATACAATACACATTACTATACCCGATAATATTATAATACCTACTTCGAAAGGTATAATACCAAAAAAATAATTATTTACAATCATCTTCTATTTTTGTCCCTTTCAATAAAGCACACTTATATTCTTTATCTGCTTTCATTCTCAAATCAGCCATTATACCATCAATGATAGACGGCAAATAGGTTTGTAAGATTGATAATGACTCAAGTGTAAATTGATGAGCTAACTTTTCTAACTCATTCTCTAATATTTTTGAGGTGTCGGCTGAAGTACCGTTTACAGTTGTCTGTATAACGTGACCAATTACTGCTTTACTATACTCGTCAGCATTAGCCGTCTTCATGCCCATACTCAAAAACGACCATAATATTGTCAGTATTGTTATCAGTGTAATAATGTATCTCATATATTTATCCTTTGTTATTAATATATGGATATACTATCACATCTGGCCAATAAAGCAAGTGTTTTCTTATAGAAAAAAGTGTTTAAAATCAATAGTTTTTAAAGGGGTGCGTCATAGTTGACCACCCCTAAAGTGTCTATT